TCGCCCAGCAATGGTGCGTTTTCCTTTTATTCCAGCAGGAGCAATCACTTCTCCTTGCTCAATTGTTGCGGTAGCAAATAGGCCTTTGCCCTCGATAGGAGAATCGCCAATCTTCACCTTCCAAGCCCCATACGGAAGATCAATGCGGTCTTTTTCTTCTTCTGACTGCGCTCTCGCCTGCTCTTCAGTAAATCCGAACTCATCAAGGCAGCGCTTATAATCAATGCGGTCTGCTTCATGGCTCTTGATCTCGTTGGCGTTTTTTACTACCTGCATATCAAGGAAATCTTCAGTCTTATCAAGGAACATATTTTCCAGCTTCTCAACGTCAGTCACGTTAGTTGCATATATGTTCTGCCAGACCATATCTTCGTGAACGTAGCCAATCTTGCGTCCTGGATTTCCTGTGAAAGCCATTGGAGCGACAAGCTCAGTAACCGCCCCATTCTCATTCAGGACAGACACGCGCCCCTTCAGTAATACATTGAAATGATCGAATTTCTGGTAGTGACCAATAGCGATAGAGCCAGCCGGAACGGTGACTTCTCGGATGTACAGACCGGGGCCAAAGCGATGAATTACAGGACAATCAACTTGGGGAAGATTGAGCATGTGACGCGATGCCGCATCAATATCAAGAGATCGCTTTAGTTCTGTTTCTTGCTTCTCGGCCAGCATCTCATCACTCCTATTCAGGGCATGTGAGCTGCTGGCGGCTCTTGTTGCTCAGCAAGTACATTTTGGCCTCACTTTTGCCAATTTGCAAGCTTTTAGGTGATTTCTCGCCCTGTTGCACTGATTGTCAGGGACGTGGCAGCGCTTGCCAGGGTGGAAATGAATCCGCTAGGCTCAAGGCTCTGCCCCACCAGTTCTGGACAATTATACGTCTCTCCAGGGGCTATCCCCTTGGCATCCATAACAAGATTGGCTGCACCAGCAGAGCCAAGAGCCGCAACCAGATTCACACTGAATGTGACAACTCCTGCTGTAGTATTTGTCACAGTGAACTTGTCAATTACAGTCTTGCAGTTGACTGCCGTATATTGGGACGTTTGAACTGCCTCGGCCTGCTTCCTTGGAATGATGTTTACTACTGTAATGGTCATGATTTCACCTAATCAAATTCAACCCAATCTATCTGGGATGCTACGTTAGAAGTTCCGCTGAATGGTGTTGCATATACAACAAATACCTGACTATTCGTTGATGTAAAATTCTGATTTATAAAGCTATGCGTATTGATGAATGTTGAATCATACTGAACAGATCCAGCAGCAGCGCCAAGACCTGCGATCACCTGTCCTGATGTAACTACGTGCTCAGGGTTTCCTGTTATTGCCGTGATATCTGTTGAATACTCAACACCACTAGAAGCTGATGCGGAAGTCCAAGTGGCTGTTATTGCTGTTGGGGCATGACAATGAGTTAGCTCCAATAGAGCATTGTTAGTGTTTGCTATGGCTGTACCAGACAAGAATCTGACGGTTTTTCTATTTGGCTGACCAGTTGGGAATGCTGGTTTAAGTCTGATAGCAAATATTGGAGTCCGCGTTGTAACGGCTCTTGTAGTGATACCATTTCCAGCTGATAGCTCAATTCCAGGGATGGCATACCCGCCTTCACTATTTACTGAGTAGCATATCTGCTCAAGCGTGGTGGCGCTCGCTGTTGCTCCAGTATTCGTTATCTGATACCTAACAGGTAGAGATGGCGTCTTCATGTAGACAAGAGATAGAACGTTGGCGTTCAATACCTCATGAACTGGAATGATTACGCCATCAATATCAAGCGAAAACCTGACGCGACCAACACCAAGCCATTGAAAATCTATGATAAATATATGAGTCTTCGTGATATCAAGCGTGATTCCTGATGGTCCAGTTCCGTCAAGAACATCAATATTGAAGCTTGATTGGGCTGTGAATGCATCAACAGCCGTCCCGCTTGTTGCTGTTCTGACAACAACTCCAAAAGTAGTATCTTGAAGCTTGAAGAATAGCCCGTTTAGATCATCTCCATATCCAATGTATTGGCTTACGTTCGTCTTACCTGCGCCAAATACTCCAGTCATCACTATCATCTGTGATTTTCCAGGAACATACCCAAAGTATCTAACCGACTGCCTGATCACGCTGTCACCACTGGCAGTAGTAACAGACAGATATGATGAACTCCTGTTGTATTGATATGTTGATGTTCCGCTTCCAGCAATTACAGTTTCTATCTCGTCATCAAGATTCGTATGGATCTGCTTGGCATCATAGATGCCATGAGAATTAGAAATGCGTAGACGGCTGAATGCGTCAAGATTCGGGCTGTCCTGATACCTGATTTCGTTGTTAGTTGGGTAAACTGTTACAGGCATCAGACACACTCCGCGCCGCTGGCGTTAATGGTTGATCCTGCTGCTGATGCGGTCGTTCTGATGGAGTCGCCAGCATTCAGGACTTGTGAGCCTGACCATTGAAAAATACCATATCCAGGAACAGAGACATTAGGGATCAGAGTATTTGCTGCTCCGGGTGATCCTCCTGATTCAACAAGATAGACCGTCACATTGATTGCTGCTGCAGTCGTATTTGACAGATCAATATCCTTAACTATCGACCTGATTCCGCTTGGTGTGGTGTAGATGGTATCAACCGTAGGAGATGCGCTGATTGCTCCTCTCCCAAGTTTGGCAGGAGTGATTAAATCGTAAGCCATGACAGCACCAGATTAGACCGCGAGCGACGTTCAGCGGATAGTGATAGGTCATGGGCAAGCTGCGCCTTTGACTCCAAGGCAGATTCATTTGACTCTACATCTCTCGCTCTAATGAATACATCTTCTATCTGACTTCTCATGCTTGGCTCGATAGATGCAAGCGTGCTGAATATCTCCCCGGCAATGCGATCAAGGCTATCAAGCGCTTCTTGGGCTCTGGATGCAGCATAGCTACCAATGTTCGAAGCCTCTTCAGCAAGCCTAGTGAGAGTCACAACGTCAGCAGGGAGAAGAACATTAGCGCCAACAACAGCCTTCTCAAATGCCCTGATTGTGCGTGGGTCTTTGATGAATTCCGCTAGCTGCTGGCGCGTAACTGTAAATAATGGATCAGGCATACAATGGTTCCAGATTAGCCTCTAGTCTTGCCATAGACATATGAGAATCACTCGTTCCACGGAACTTCTGAACTCTCCAGTTCTTCATATATCCCTGAGATAACCAGTTGATTCGCTTGTTTCGTTGTCCGCGCTTTCCTGCTGTTCTGGATTTCTCCATGCTCCAATTCTCTCCATCAGTGGAATATGAGGTCCAGATAACCGGATCTGCCCCAAGCTCAACTCTTCCTGTTAGGCATACAAGTTCTAGCTCATGGAAGATAGCGCCTTTGCTTCCGTTATAGATGATTTGAGTCCCAAACTCCCATCCAATAACAGAGCCATAATGTGACGACAGGCCGCTATCGAGGTAGCCAATCCTAGAGCCTGACGGATCTCCACATATCCATTTATCGTGGACTCTCACGAAGTTCCTAGCCTTGTATTTTGCTGGAGTAGTGATTCCAGAATCTAGCGTAAACCAAACAAGTTGACCAGTATCACGGCTGGCCGCCCCATCAAAGACAAGCGTTCTATCGGTCAGATGGATATAGAGGAGCTGGTGACTATCAATAACTCTCACTTCCATTACTGAATTAGATAGATCGGATTCTGAATATCCAGATAGAATCTGCTCTATCTCCCTTGTGGATAGCTTGCTAGTCTGGCCGTTTGATCCAATCCAGATGGAAACGCTTTCATTGCGTCCTCCACCCATAAAGGCTATCTGCTCCATGAACATGGCGGCACAATTAGTCCCAATAGCACCACGCATCATCTGAGCGCCTTCAATGCGCTGGAATGGGAAAAAGTCTCCGCCTACGTTGTTGAATACCTCGATGGTATATCTGTTCAGTGCATAGACCTCATTTCGAAGCTTGATAAGTCCAACAATTGGATCAGGATCTGTCTCTGATGAACCATACTTGAGCGGATTCACTATTGTCGGATCGGTGAGTTCAGTGACTATCAGATACTGTCCATCGGTTGACATAAAGTATCCATCAACCCATATAACATCCAAGCACACACCAAGATCGGGATCTGTAACCTGAGTTAAAACTGAGTTATCCCAATAATAGAGGCTTCCAGAAGAAGCTATTGCAAGCCTATCAAATGAGTAATCAAGAGTGACTTGTCCAGAGCCGCCAACATCTCCTAGCACTGAATAAGCGCCTAGATTGTTAAATTGGACCAGCTTCGTTCCCATTACCCGGAAGTGATTACCGTTCCAGTTTATCCCACCTCGATCTAAACCAGGGCCAGAGCCGAACTTAACAATTCCTTCTGCTGGACGCAGATATCCGGCAGATATCCCGGTCGCCTTAGGAACCGGTATCAAATTTCGCGGATAAGATGTCCTGAAGTCAGAGCCTTCATCGGTGTAAATCCCATTCAAAATGGGGATTTGCATCAATATCCGCCTTCACCACTCATGAAATGAGCTGTAGTTCCTGCAGCGCTGATATGGGCAAGAGTATCGTGATCTTGCGGCTTCTCGATGTAAATTGTTGAGTTTGGCATGACAACAACATCTGCAGTCGTGGCGGTCACTGTCCCATCTGATGCGATACCAGTGCGGAAATACATCGGATTAGTTGCGCCAGTATTGGTTGCTTTGATGGTCTTGTCGCCTTTCCCGATAGTGATAGCTGCTGATGCAGCAGCAGGAGATACACTCTGACCAGAACCATAATGCGGTTTAAACGGTGCGCGAATAGTCATTTTTTACCCCACACGATACCAAGTTGACATCACGCTATCAAAGCGCAACCTGAAGAAATCATTTGCTAGCATTGCGGTAGGAGCTCCAATCACAGTTCCGCCATTACCATTCACTGTCAGCGTAGTGATTGCCTGTGTGCAGTTCACCAGAACCTCCTGTTTGTCCAGTGTATTGGTTGACAATGGAAGCAGCAAGGTAAGCGCTGCAAGACCGGCAGAAGGCGTCAGAATCAGCCAGACGCTATTCTGAGAATCTGTGACATTGACGGTTGCGCCTGTGGCAGGAGCTGAATACTGAGTAACCTTGTCGTCTACAAAAGTTACTTGCGTTGCCAGCCATGCAGAAAATGCGCTAAGCGATACCTTGCGAGTATCACCGTTATATTGTGAAAATAGAGGTAGCAGATCGCTCCCTGATATATTTACCGCCGCATTCAAATAGTTAATTGTCGTCATTTCATCACCTTAAACAAAATCAATAGGCCCATTTGAATCAGCTTCAATGTCATCCTGTGGAGGTATGACATATGGGTTTGTCATGTTGCGCCAAGGCTTGCTTCCCTGGCCTCGCGGCATCGTGCTTGGCATCTGTAGCTCATGGATGGGATAGAGCGCCTGAGTTGCCATATTGTTATATGATAGCTTTGCAGAGGCTAGCAGATCAGGAGGGAGCTGCTTACCAATCGTGCGACCAATCCTGACAGCAAGATTCTGGTATATACACTCAATAGCAAAATCGGGTACACCAGAATCATCATCAAGGCTGCTGTCAGCCTGAGTTGATGGGATTGAGTATCCAATGCTAATTCCATTTGCATCCCATCCGGCAACCATTGCATCCATTCGATAGAGCGCACTATTAAGTTGCTCAGGCTGCAGATCAAAGAAATAAGATGCTAGACCAAGCTCCTCATATGCTGCTTCAACAAATTGGCGCTTAGTCCAGCTCATCTGTTATTCCTCTAGCGCTTTCAGAGCTTCTTCAA